ATCTTTCTTTGATGCAGGTCATAAACAAGAATATCGAACGTGGTGTGTATGATCCTGCTATCAAGCAAAAGTATACACAAACAGAACTAAAGAAAATGAATACGTGGATCAAGCATGATCGCAATGAAGACTTTACCTATGCAGGACTTCGTCAGGTAGTAGACAAGTATCTCTGTCAGGATAGATCAAACGGAGACATTTTTGAAACTCCGCAATTCATGTATATGATGATTGCCGCAACTCTCTTCGCAGACTATCCAAAGGAGACACGTTTAAACTACGTAAAAAAATATTATGATGCGACCTCACTATTTAAGATCAACATCCCAACACCAGTCATGGCTGGAGTTAGGACTCCTATTCGTCAGTTTGCCTCTTGTGTTCTTGTTGATGTGGCTGATACTCTTCCTTCTATTTTCAGCAGTAACAGTGCAATTGGTTATTACATTGCTCAAAGGGCAGGCATCGGAATCAACTCAGGAAGACTTCGAGCAATCAACTCGAAGATCCGTGGAGGCGAAGTAGCACACACGGGTGTTATTCCATTCCTAAAGGTATATGAAGCAACAGTCCGTTCATGCACACAGAATGGTGTTCGTGGCGGATCAGCAACCACGCATTTTCCTATCTGGCACTACGAGATCGAGGACATTCTAGTTCTCAAGAACAACAAGGGAACTGAAGACAACAGAGTAAGAAAGTTAGACTATTCAATTCAGATCAACAAATTGTTCTATGAAAGGTTATTATCCAATGAAGAGATAACCCTGTTCTCGCCTCACGATGTCCCAGAAGTGTATGATGCTTTCTACTCAGGAAACAACGCAAAGTTTAGAGAAGTGTATGAAGCGGCTGAACGCAAGACTTCCATTCGCAAGAAAAAGATCAAGGCAATGGACCTCTTTGGAAACCTATTGAAGGAACGTGCCGAAACAGGACGTATCTATATAATGAACGTGGATCACACAAATAGCCACAGTTCATTCAAGGATCCTGTTTACATGAGTAATCTGTGCCAAGAAATTACATTACCAACCAAGCCAATTCAGCACATTGATGATGAGGAAGGCGAGATTGCTCTTTGTATTCTTTCCGCCATTAACGTGGGAATGATCAATCATCTTGAAGAATTAGAAAACTTATGTGACCTTGCTGTAAGGGCATTAGAAGAAATTATTGACTACCAAGGATATCCAGTCAAGGCTGCTGAGATCAGCACCAAGGCGAGAAGATCACTGGGTGTTGGTTACATTGGACTTGCCCACTATCTTGCAAAGAATAAAGTTAAATACTCAGACAAGAAAGCATGGAAACTGGTCCATGAACTATCTGAAGCATTCCAATACTATTTGTTGTGTGCTTCAAATGATCTAGCGAAAGAAAGAGGAGCCTGTGAATACTTCAGCAGAACCAAGTATGCGGATGGCATCCTGCCAATCGACACATACAAGCAAGACGTTGATGAAGTTATCAAGGCAACATTAAAATATGATTGGGATGATCTACGCAAGGATATCAAGGAACACGGACTACGGCACTCAACGCTGTCCGCACAGATGCCATCGGAGAGCAGTTCCGTTGTGTCAAACGCAACAAATGGAATTGAACCTCCAAGAGCATTCCTGTCCATTAAGAAAAGCAAGAAAGGTCCACTCAAACAGGTTGTTCCGCAGTATGGTCAACTGAAGAATTTTTACACGCTGCTTTGGGACATGCCAAGCAACGAAGGTTACATTAATATTGTTGCGGCAATGCAGAAGTTTTTTGATCAGAGCATTTCAGGCAACTGGAGTTATAATCCTACGCATTTTGAGAACAATGAAGTTCCACTCAGCGTAATGATGAAGGATATGCTAACCACATACAAAATGGGTTGGAAGACGAGCTACTACCAAAATACCTATGACTTCAAGGGCGAGGAAGATACAGTTCAGCCAGCAGGTTTGGAAGAAACGGTAGTTGACACAGAGGTAAATGGTGTTACAATGAACGGTGCTATGAATGGGCACGTAAACGGTCACGTAAACGGTCACGCCAATGGGGGCGAGGCTGTTCAAGAACCATCAGTGGATGGTGAAGAGTGCGAGGCCTGTAACATCTAATGAGACATGACGGGAAAGAGAGAGAAACAAAAATTGGCTAAGACAGTATTCAACAAGAACAAAGTGGACTTCACTAAACAATATATGTTTTTTGGAGAGGATCAGAATACCCAAAGGTATGATGTGTTTCGTTATCCAGAGTATGACAAACTAAATCAAACCATGCTGGGTTATTTTTGGCGACCAGAGGAAGTTTCTCTTCAAAAGGATAGATCCGACTATCAGGATTTCCGCGAAGAACAGAAACACATCTTTACATCTAATCTAAAGTATCAAACATTGCTTGACAGTGTTCAGGGTCGAGGACCTTGCTTGGCATTCCTGCCTTATTGTTCTAATCCAGAACTGGAAAGTTGTATTGTATGTTGGGACTTCCAGGAAACTATTCACTCACGTTCATACACACACATTGTAAAGAACGTTTATCCTGATCCAAGCGAAGTGTTTGACACTATCCTTGATGACAAGGAAATTATTGCACGAGCAGAAAGTGTTACAAAAGAATACGACAACTTCTATAACCTTGCCAACGAATACTTTAACAAGGGCAAGGGCACAATGTATGAAGTTAAGAAAGCACTATACAAGGCCATGATGACCGTAAACATCCTAGAAGGATTGCGCTTCTATGTTTCATTCGCATGCACATTTGCATTTGGTGAGTTGAAACTGATGGAAGGCAGTGCTAAGATCATTTCATTGATTGCACGTGACGAAGCAACACACCTTAACCTGTCAACACATATTATTAAGCATTGGATGAAAGGTGATGACGATCCAGACTTTGTTAAGATTGCAAAAGAGTGCGAGGAAGAAGTCTATGACATGTGGAGAAAATGCGTTGATGAGGAAAAGCGTTGGGCAGATTATCTGTTCACTAAAGGATCACTGGTAGGGCTAAATGCTAATCTACTACACGCATACGTGGAATTTATTGCCAACAAGAGATTAAAGGCACTTGGACTAAAAACTATATACGATCGTCCACTCAATACTAACCCACTACCTTGGACACAGCACTGGTTAAGTTCAGCAGGATTACAGGTAGCACCACAGGAAACTGAGGTGGAAAGTTATATTGTTGGTGGAGTAAAGCAAGACGTAGAAAAGGACACGTTCAAGGGCTTTACATTATAATACCTTAACGGATAAGTATTGTTATGTATAAAGCACAATTTAAGAAAAATTCGCCTTACGAAAAATGGACGGTTTTTGGATCCTATGGTTCAGAAGCACAGGCCATATCGGCAGCATTGTCTAAGAAAAATGCGGGATATCTAATGGTGCGTGTCATAGACAAGAAAGGTTCAACTGTTTACACAGGATAACTTATGCTTGATAAAATAAGATACTATCTTTTAAAATTAATTGATTGGAAGATAGAATTATTAAAAAAGTTTAGATTGTTTGTGTCCGGGGAATCCAAATATATTCTATCGGATGCCAAATGGTTAGAAAAATTTAAAAAATGGAAGAAAGCAAATGATTGAAATTTATGGAAAACCCATGTGTCCATTCTGCGACAAGGCAAAGCATTTATGCGATAGTCGCGGTTGGAATTATACATACAAGAGTTTAGGAACTGATTATTCCAGAGAGGAACTAATGGAATGGTTCCCTGGTGCTAGAACCGTCCCCCAGATAAAGATACTTGGCAAGACCATTGGTGGCTATGACGCTTTCACAAAATACATTGAAGAAACAGGATTCAATGGAACGGGACACGAATAATGTTAATTGAAAAACCATACGAACTGAATGATGTTGTTTCAATCAAACTTTCAAGCGGAGAAGAGTTGGTAGGCAAACTGCTCGAAGAAACCCACGATACCATAACACTTTCAAAGCCATTAATGCTTTCAATGACACAGCAGGGCATGGGGTTGGCTCCATATATGTTTACGGTCAATCCAGAGTCAAAGATTTCTTTCAACGAAAAGAACATCATCACAATTGTTAAAACCATGGATACCATGGCGAAACAATACATTCAAAGCACAACAGGGTTAATAACATAATGCCTTTGGTAGCAAGAGGCAATGGAGTTGATGTTGTAAACACAGGGCATCCTGTGTGCGTTGCTCCTGGACAAATTGCTACACTATCAGGCAGTTCGAACGTGTTCGTCCATAACGAACCGATACACAGAAAGACTGACACAAATACTCCACATACACATTGTCCACCAGTTTACAGCACAAACATAGTAACACACTCACCCAATGTGTTCGCTAACAGTTTGGAAGTGGCTAGATTGGGCGACACTTATAGTTGTTCAGCATTTGTTGAAGTGGTCACACAACCGGACGTTTTTGCCAATTCCTAAATTTAACCAGATTCTGCCGGATAACTAATAGTATGAAAGTTTTTATAATGGCAATCTTTATAGGCTATTTTGATCCAGTGGCTGGTATCTTTTATAGTCCTTTTGAAGAATACCCCCAAAAGGTATATCATACAGAACAGGAATGTTTAACTGCCTCCAAAATTAAAGGAGACAAGATGTATGAGT